AAACTAGTCCAGTCAACATAGTTATCTGTTGTTTGTATTTCTAAACTAGGATTAAATAACATCAGTATTTGTTCTAATATTTGTAACTTTTGATCAGTGTTACTTGTCCATATATCAACTGCTACTCCTAGTGTATATGGACTTGGCATAGGACGTTCAATAGTATAGTTTTTACCTTGAGTATTTAAATATTCATTATTATCACTATCGTATGCTCGTTCTCTAATATTCATTTTACTGACAAATGTTGCGTCACTTGAGCGACTTCTGTCCATTTCTAAATTTGTCACATAAACACTTATGCGTGGCACCGATGGAAGTTTATTTTCACTATTTTCTCTTATGATGTTGGCAACTTGTCTAGTGATATCTCCGTACATCACAGGAATACTTGATATAGTTCCATCGTTAGTTTTATAGGTAAATCCGCTCATCAATCTAACAATTTGAGTTATGTAACGTCTAATCTGTCCATCATAAAAATGTTGCATTAGTTATCTGCCTTTGGTTTGAGTGCTTTACTCAAGCTCTGTCTTTCTTTTACAGTATCGCCTGCTATATTACTTTCGTTAGTGTTATTAACAAATCCTGTGCGCTGTGTATTTCTTGTATCGCTGTTAGAAAGTGTATGTCTTACTGCATCTTCCATTTTTACCCATCTACTTCCATCATATCTAAATAGTCTATTCGGCAAAAAGTCAGTGCGTAAAAAATAATCGCCAACATGCGTATTTGTAGGAAATGTTATACCACTACCAAATGCTTCGCCATTAGGAGGAATACCGTCGCCTAATAAGTAACCAGTATATCCTGTTCTTTCCGGTGCTTTGTTTATTCTATCAGCTTCTATACTACTAGATGCGTCTAAGTCTGTAACATCGACAGTGTTAAGTTCGGGCACTCCGTTTTCGTCAACTTGTAAAGTATACAAGTGTGTAGTATCGGCACCACTTTTAGCAGAATCTGCTTCTGCTTGTGCAACAACTGCATTGTTGATTTGCATTTCTTTTTCAAATGTACTTAACAAGTCTTTTAGTGTATTGTCTGCATCGTCATTTGCAGGAAGATCAAGTATGTCTTTAAACTCTTGACTATCTACCATTTGTTTAAGTTTTAATCTATACAAATGCGGATACCAAGTTTGTGAAAAACCTTCTGCTGCACGATTAACATCTTCTACAACGTAAAATCTTTTTAATGCAACACTGTAATCGTTTGCTGCATATTCATCAGCTAAATGGGGAAGTTCTATAACATCTCCACTCATAATTTTTCTGCCTAAAGTTTTAACACTAGCATTTTGATGTATTGTTATAAACAATGTGTCATTTTGCAAAAATAAACCAAACTGACTTAGATTAAAATCAGTGTCAGAAACATTATAGATACCCCTAATGGTATAAATGTCTTTATCATATTTTCTGTCACGATTTTCAAGGAATAACATATCTTGAATATTTCTCTCACTTTGAGTACTATACTGTGGCTGGTCTGCTGTTGCATCTTCGTCAGTAGGATTTTCAGTTCCTATAAACTTGTGTACAAAAAGGTCAGTTCCGCCAATACTAAACTGTTCGTAGATAACTTTATCTAAAAACTCATAGTCGGCTGTTTTGTTTGGTCTATATAAGCTAAGTCTTGGCATATACATATTTATCGATACGATAAATACTATTGGAGATAAAAAATGGCCGATAGTAACCTAGTAACTCAGAAACAAGAAATATACGATTATGCACACACTTTTCTAGGTGGAGGCATGGTTGATGTTGAACTTGATCCAATACATTATGAAACTGCTTTAACAAAAGCGTTAACACGTTATAGAATGCGTAGCGATCATAGTGTAGAAGAAAGTTATGTAAGTTTAAAACTTGTTGAAGATCAAAACGATTATACATTACCAAACGAAATCACAGAAGTAAATAAAATTTTTCGTAGAAGTGTTGGTTCACGCAGCGGCGGCGGAGACGGAGGTACATTGTATGAACCGTTTAATCTTGCCTACACTAATACCTATTTGCTTGCAGGAAGCGGTATGGGCGGCTTAGCAACATACGAGTTGTTTGCACAACAACAAGAACTAGTAGGACGTATGTTTGGTAGTTTTATCGAGTTTACATGGAACTCCACAACAAAAAAGCTAACTATTTTACAGCGTCCAAGAGCAGGTGAAGAAGTTCTTATGGAGTGTTATAACTATAGACCAGACAGCGAAATACTCAAAGATTATCTTGCAAAACAATGGATCAAAGATTATACACTAGCTGCTTGTAAATACATGTTAGGAGAAGCACGTGAAAAGTTCGCTACTATTGCAGGTCCTCAAGGCGGTACTAGCCTTAATGGAGCGAGTCTTAAAGCAGAAGCCCAGTCTGAAATGGAAAAACTAGAAGCAGAAGCAAGTTTAGCAGTTGCAGGCGGCACAGGATATGCATTTACTATTGGTTGACAAATATATGCGATCAATGTAATATAACTTATGCGAAAAAAGTTATTGATTGTCGGACACGGTAGACATGGTAAAGATACAGTCTGCGAAATATTAAGAGATAAACACGGATATAGTTTTGAAAGTAGTAGTGCATTTTGTTCTAAACTGTTCATCTATGATATGTTAAAAAAGAAGTATAACTATACTTCGGAAGAAGAATGTTATAAAGACAGACACAATCATAGAGCAGAATGGTATAATGCTATTTGTGATTATAACTATCCTGATGCTGCAAAACTTGGTAGAGAAATATTTAAAGCACACGATATTTACTGTGGTTTGCGTAATAAACGTGAATTTTTTGCAATGAAAAATACTGGTGTTTTTGATTATGCTATCTGGGTGGATCGAGGTGATCATTTGCCACCAGAATCAAAAGACTCAATGAGTATTGAACCGTGGATGGCAGACTATCATATTGACAACAATGGAACAGTTGATGATCTAGAGTTTTGGGTAACAGATTTAATATTTTTCTTACATAATAGACGTACTTAACCGCTAAAAACCGGTGGTTTTTAGGATTACCTGCTAAATATTACTATAAGCATCCTTAAGGAGAATAATAATGGCAGGATTGACATCACCAGGTGTTCAGGTCTCAGTAATAGACGAGAGTTTCTACACTCCGGCTGAACCAGGCACAACACCGCTTATCTTTGTAGCAACAAAGGAAAATAAATCAAATCCAGGCGGTACGGGTATAGCGCCTGGTACAACAAAAGCCAATGCAGGTAAAGTTTATGTGATGAGTTCACAAAGAGAGCTTGCAGAGACTTTTGGTGATCCACTATTTTATACCGACGAAAATAACAACAGTATTCACGGCGGCGAACAAAACGAATATGGTCTACAAGCTGCATACTCATATTTAGGTGTAGCAAACAGAGCATATATTGTTCGTGCAGATCTTGACTTAGATGGTGTTACAGCAAGTGCAACAGCAACAGCAGGAAAATCAGCAGACGGTGCATATTGGTTTGATACAAATGATTCAAACTATGGTATGTTTGAATGGAATGGCGAGGCAGCAACAACTACAGGCGGTCAAGCATTTACACTAATCACTCCTATTGTAATCACAGATACAACAAAAGTTGTTGATTATACAGGCGAAGATTATACACCAAAAGGTTCTGTTGGTATCAACGGAGATTACGCAGTTGTTGCAGTAACAACAACAAATAAACTATGGTACAAAAATAGCACAGGTGTATGGGTTGAAGTAGGTTCAACTGAATGGAGAGCAAGTCATCCGTTCTTAAAAGGCGTAAATAATAACCCAACTGTAACAGCAGGTAAAACCATTACAGTTGATTTAGGTTCAGACTCAACTGGTATACAAACAGATATTGTAATGTCAGGCACAACACTTACTGACGTTGTAAGCGATATTAACGGTGCAGGCGTTGGCGGTTTAACAGCAAAAGCTGTAAACGGTTACTTGCATATTTTCTACACAGGTGCACAAGCAGATACTGTAGCAATATATGGTGATGACGCAACACTTGATGCACTAGGATTACCAGCAGATGGCGCAGAACGTGCACTTCCAAAACTAGCTATTGCTGCACACACAGCAGTACCAGAATGGAAATCAACTGATACAACACCAAGACCAACAGGTAGTGTTTGGTTCAAAACAACTACACCAAACAGTGGTGCAAATATCTTAGTTAAAACATACAATGCAACCGCAGACGAGTGGAGCGAAGTAGAGGCTCCTATCTATGCAAACAACCACACTGCATTAAAAGAACTTGACAGCACAGGTGGCGGAGCAAATCTTGCAGTTGGCGCATTATATGTAATGTCAAATACATCAGAAGCAACAGATGCATTAGCAAACTTTAAAATCTTTAGAAGAGCAAATGCAGGTGCAACAACAATCACAAGTGCAGTTGTTGGCACAGGTACTTTTGGTGGAGCAACATACTCGTTTACATTACAAGAAACAAGAAAAAATAGTGCAGCATTAACAAACGCAACTGTATCTTGGACAGCAACAGGTGTAGCAGCCGACGCAGAAGCACTTGCATCAGCTATTAACGCATCAGGACTTACAAATGTAAGAGCAAGTGTAACTTCAGATAATAGAGTTACAATTTCACACAATATAGGTGGTGATATCCGTATCACAGATACAGACGGTTCTATTGGAACAATCTTTACACCATATGTTGCAACAAACACAGCAAGCACTAAAAACTTGTTCTATAAACCAGGTACTGATTCAAGTTCTAGCCCGCTAGAGTATCTTGCAAGTAACTGGGATGTATTAACATACACTGCAAAAGACGGTGAGCCAACAACTACACCAGCAGATGGCGCATTATGGTACAGCAGTGTTGTTGATGAAGTTGATATCATGGTACACGATGGAACTAACTGGAAAGGATATAAGAACGAATATGCTGATATGAGTCCAGATGGTCCTATTGTTTCTGCATCGGAGCCAACTGAGCAATCAGATAAATCTGCATTAGTTGACGGAGATATCTGGGTAAGCACAGCCGATTTAGAAAACTATCCAATGATCTATAGATACAATGGAACAAGTAGCAAATGGGTTCTGCTAGATAAAACAGATCAAACTACAGAAAACGGTGTGCTATTTGATGATGCTCGTTACAATACAGCAGGCGCAAATAGCGACGAAGAAGGTACGATTGCAGATCTACTTACAAGCGATTACTTAGATCCAGATGCTCCAGATCCAGCACTATATCCAAAAGGCATGATTCTTTGGAATCTACGTAGAAGCGGATTTAATGTCAAACGCTTTGAGCGTAACTACATTGATGTAGATGGCGAAAATGCTCGTCAGAGTGATGAAAGCATGGCAGGATATCATCCACATCGTTGGGTAACTGAATCAGCAAACAACCTAGATGGTTCAGGTAGTTTTGGACGTAATGCACAACGTAAAGTTGTAGTACAAGCACTACAGGCAGCAGTCAACAACAATGACGATATCCGTGATGATGAAAGAAATGTGTTTAACTTAATTGCATCGCCTGGTTATCCAGAACTAATCGGTGAAATGATTACACTGAATACTGATAGAGGACTAACGGCATTTGTTGTAGGCGACTCACCAATGAGACTAGCAAGTGATACAACATCACTAAGCGAGTGGGCAACAAACAAAAATCTTTCGGCAGAAGATGATAAAAATGGCCTAGTAACTAGTGACGAATATTTGGGTGTTTACTATCCAAGTGGATTCACAAGTGACAATGCAGGTAATAATATTGTTGTTCCAGCATCGCACATTGCACTGCGTACTATTGCACTTAATGACCAAGTTGCTTATCCATGGTTTGCACCAGCAGGTACAAGACGTGGTGGCGTAACTAACGCTACTGCAACAGGTTACATTAATGGCGAAGGCGAGTTTGTAAGCATTGCACTAAATGAAGGACAAAGAAATATCCTTTATGAAAACAATGTTAACCCTATCACTTTCCTAAATGGCGCAGGTTTAGTAGTTTACGGACAAAAAACTCGTGCAAGAAATGCAAGTGCATTAGACAGAGTTAACGTAGCAAGATTGGTTGTTTACTTACGTGGACAACTTAAGAAACTTGCAAAACCTTACATCTTTGAACCAAATGATAAGTTTACAAGAGACGAGATTAAGGCAGCAGCAGAAAGTCTAATGTTAGAACTACAAAGTTTAAGAGCTATACAAGACTTCTTGGTAGTTTGTGATACAACAAACAACACACCAGCAAGAATTGATAGAAACGAACTTTATGTAGACATTGCAATCGAACCAACAAAGGCAGTAGAGTTTATTTACATTCCGCTACGCCTTAAAAACACAGGAGAGATTTCAGGACTATAATATCATTAAATAGGGGGTTTATAAAATAACCCCCTAATATGATAAATACTTTTGAATAGGAGTAAAATATGTCAATAGGTTTAAACAAAATCACAGTACCTAATGCAGGAGCAAATAGTAACGAAGGTTTACTAATGCCAAAGCTACAATATCGCTTCCGTGTTAGACTCATTAACTTTGGTACAGGTACACCACCTAACTATGAACTTACAAAGCAAGTTATCGATGTAACTAGGCCAAACTTAACATTTGAAAACATGCCAATTGAAATATACAACTCAAAAGTTAACCTTGCAGGTAAGCACACATGGAGCCCTGTAACACTTAACTTGAGAGATGATGTTTCAAACAATGTGCAAGCTGCTGTGTCTGCACAGATACAGAAACAGTTTGACTTTGCAGAACAAGCTGCACCAGTTTCAGGACAAGACTACAAGTTTAGAATGGACATTGACATTCTAGATGGCGGCAATGGTGCAATCGAAGAAAGAACACTAGATACATGGGCACTATTTGGTTGCTACGTAACAGAAGTTAACTACAATACTTTAGCATACGCAAACAACGATCCAGTATCTATCACACTTAACATCCAGTATGATAACGCTATCCAAAATCCAGCAGATGTAACAATCGACGGACCTTTAACAAACAATACGACAGGGGTAGGCGGCTAAAGTTTTACAAAACTATTGGCATTTTAAAAAGCAAGGATTTTTCCTTGCTTTTTTATTTTATGGGTACTTTATTAATAAGATAAATACATTATGGGAATATTCGACGGTCTTTTTGCAAACAACGTAACAGGTAGTACACTACGTGATTATCAACACGCTTCGAGAGTGTTTGTTGACAATAATATGCGTTTGGCTCCAAAACTAAAACATCTTTATCATGTAGTTTTAAACATAAATCCTAATATTACTATTACAACAAACGGTCTTGATAATGTTGCAAAAAGAGAAATCAATCTCTTGGTTAAACAGTGTGACTTACCAGGTTACCAAATGCGAACAGAAACACTTAACCAATATAATAGAAAAAAAGTTATACAAACAGGTGTACAATACGATCCTATTAATATGACATGGCATGACGATAGTGCAAATCTTACAAACTTTTTGTGGCAAAAATATTTTGAATATTATTATTCAGATGCTTCTCATAACTACGATACTTCACCTGTTGTTACAGATCCAGCATATTTAAGAACATCGCAAGGTTTAAATACTGGATATAGTAATGGGGATGTGATGGCGTATAAGTTTGGTTTAGATAGACCTGGAAAAACAGACAACTTTTTTACTAGTATTCAAATATTCCAACTACACACTCAAACTTTGCAACCAACTTCTACAAGTTTTACTTTAATAAATCCACTTATTGATAGTTGGGATCACGACGAAGTAAATAGCGAAGGATCAGAGTTTAAAACAAATAGAATGCGTTTAAGCTATGAAGCTGTAGTAATGGATTCAAACATAACAGACCCGGGCAACATTCCTGCGGGTTTTGGAGATTTTAAGTACGACCAAACTCCAAGTCCTTTAGGACAAGCAACAACAACAAGTCCATTAAGTGGAAGAAATGCACCTCTAAAAGGATCGCAGCAGTTACAAACAAACTCAAACTTATTTGG